TAAATTCTATTCATAAAGTAAACAGTAATAAGAAACCAAATAGTAAAAATAAATTAAATCAAATTAAAAAAATAATTAGGCAAAAGAATCTAAACAAGATTTAAACTATAAACAATAATGAATTAGTATATGGTATTAATATAATGAATGGTATAATAATAAATGAATGTAAGATATATAGTGAATAGTAATAATGAAATGAATTAGGAGAAGGTAATGAATAGTAGTCAGAGTATGATTGTTGTAAATAAAATGAATAGGTATGTGGTAGGTGTGGTCAGGTTTAGGTATTGATGCCCAGCATATATAACCATTCCCAATCAGCATATGTACCTCATTCAATAAGTATATGATATTAATATAATGAGGCTGGTTCACCCACTGAATCAGGGTTAGGATGTGAATGGTGCTACTACAAAGCGTGTAGGCCCCGGTATAGTTGACATAATATTCATTATCAGACGTTTATCCTAGGGCAAGGCCCCGCGGAATGCCTGGCGACCTCCGATCGAAAAGGGTGCATGGGGTACCCACCAGGTTTTTTTTCCCTGAAATACATAGAAACCCGCCTCCAGGTCCCTCTCAGCAGGAAGGAACAACAGATTCGCTTATACCCCCCCCCGACTTCAACACAGGTACAACAGCACTTTCACCTCCACCTCTCCATACTTCTTGACAAACGAAAAAGAAGGTGCTACTGTGTGAAAAGACCAAATACAAAGTAAGTAATAAACGTGAGAAAAAGGAGATAAATACAAAATGGCTAAAAGAACACACGCGGTAACGAGTACGTATGAGGGAACATTCGGCAACCTGAGTGTGCGAAGAGGGACAGGTAAATCAGGAGCGGATCTGTTCTCATGGGACGTGGTGCAAGAATGTCAAGCCGATGAATGTCCAGCTGCCTCCAAATGTCAGTACCTTGAACGAGCAATGGAACAGACCTCTTGTCCGCCTGTGAAGTGTTCCGTTATGGCTACCTACTTGAAATCAGTGTCCACGACGATCCTTGGCAACTACGAAGACAAAATGGATGAGGGACAATTATTTAGGGTAGGCATGCATATAGTCCCATTATATCGAAATCTTGTTAAGATGAAGATTGAGGAGATTGGGGTTAGAAGTGTGGTGAATGTGGATGAGAAAGGGAAGCAGTCCATTAACCCCTTGTATAAGGAGATACGTGAGTATATTAAGTTGATTGAGCAGATGTGGAAATCGGTAGGAATATCAACTGCTAATGTAGGGAACGGGCTACCTTCTGAACCTGACTTCGGGGAAGGCAACTACTACGATAAGATGGAGAAGGAAGCTTTCGCTGACATCCATCAGCAGAGAGGGAAGCAGCTGTCCTTAGTTCGCCGAACACAACCTAAATAACAAGGAGGGAAAAACTATGACAAAGGCCAAAAAGAAACCTTTACCGAATCTCATCTTTGTTCACGTGCCAAAGTGTGCAGGTACCAGTGTCATCGACGCCTTGGCGAAGGTGTACAAAAGTAAGCTTTGGCACCCTATGGAGTTCCGACGCACCCGACGCCATGTGGGATGGCAATGGCAAAGCTCCCTGACCTTCACGGAAGGGGACCTATCGAAAGCACCAAGTAAGTACGTGAGAGCGATAGCTGGGCACTTTACGTGGAGAAGATGGGGGCATCTTGATTGGCCCAATATTGTCTTCCTCCGTAACCCAAGAGATCGAATCCTTAGTCAGTACAGTATAAAGGGAAATAGGAAAGCGGCGAAGTCGTTTAAGGACTTTATGGACTCAGGCCCTAACTCCATGTCTCAGATGGTAGGTACTCTTTCGCGGTACACCTTCGTCGGGCTCCAGGAACACTTTGAAGAGAGCATGGAGATGCTGGAGTGGCACTTAGGTGTCTCCTTCAAACGTCCCTTCAAGTATCGAAACCTTAATAAAGCGCCTAAGTTTGTTCCAACGAAGAAAGGGTATCGCTATATTGACCACAGCAGTAGGGACGATATTAGGCTCTACAAAGAGGCGCTACGGCGGTTTGAGCAACAGAGGGAAGCGTATCAGAGGGAAAGGAGATCACACCATGCAAGACATCATTAAATCGGTTAAGGAGAGGAGAATGAAGATTGTACCTATCTTCTCAGACCAACTACTCGATTATTTTCAGCCATGTAGGACAGGGTACATCACAATGCCTGTCCTCGTAGATATACCCAAAGACGCCTTTGTATATAGGGTTTACTACGATGATGAAATGGATGCTTTTTGCTTTTTGCTTGTGCATGAAAGCTTTGATAAAGCGGAGGTCGGGTACAGGGCTCCTTTTGCCAATGTTGAAGTTAAGCTGGTAGAGGTGATGATGAAGTATGATCGACCTGAGAGACTTGACAACCCTGATAGTACGGGTTTCATACCTGACTATAGACGCCCTGTAGTGGACTTTGAATCTCAGGTAGAGATAGAAGAGGATCCTAATGACATCTAAACTCATACGCAGACCTGCAAAGAAGAAAGAACCTGAAATAAAACCTCCTGAGAACTACCGTGATGGTGCTGAAGGGATGATCATCTGGGTCGAAGATCATGTGTTTATCCCAATATATCCTGAGGGCTCAGACATTGCCGTCTGGACCTCAATGTCTCAACTTCCTACCGAACTCAACCCTAAGACGGGTAAATCGTATAGGCACATTTGGGAGGGGCAGAAGGAGATACTCCGTGAGGCCCTAAAGATGGAGAACAAGCGGTTTATCTACAGGTTGATCGTGCTATGCTGGATGCGGGGCGAGGGGAAATCATTATTAGCTTGTTTGATTCAGTTGTGGAAGTTCTTCAATTGGCCCAGGCAACAGATCATGCTCGGTGCGAACAGTAAGGATCAGGTAAAGTTTGTTCATTACGACATCATGAGGGACATCATCATCAATAGCCCAAAGCTGATGCAACTTGTAGGGGGGAAGAGAAACATTCAGGAGAAAGAGATTAGGCTAAAGGACGCAAAAGGGAACATACGGAGCATTGTAAGGTCGATCTCATCCTTCTCAGGTATTGTATCGAATATCACTGGGTACACGTTCTCGGAGATATTTGATATGAAGAAACCAAAGTTCTTCACACAGTTAGATGGGTCTATCCGTAATATTCCCAATGCGATGGGTGTTATTGATTCCACGGTCTCTGAAAAAACGCATATCTTATATCAACTATATATCAGCTTCATCAAGGGCGACACGACTACCGTTTACTTCTCCTATCGGCATTCGAAAGAAGGGTTACCTGAGGACTATTGGAACCCAAATATGGATAAAGCCCAGCTCGATGATTACCGAGTGAAGTTCCCCTTCGGGGAGTACGAGAGGTACTTTCTCAATCTTTGGTCGGCAGGTACAAAGAGAGTCTTCACAGAGGAGATGGTTGAGATGACGAAGTATTGGGGAATTGACGGGCAACTGCTGAATAGTGTTGAAGTGGAGAAGGAGCTTACACAAAAGAACCACCTCATCGAAGTTATGACAGACGTACACGGAAAGGGGTTTGCTGATGGGTCCCAGGAAACTGCTGGAAAAATAGACTTGATCTATAATCGGTTGGTGCCCGTATCGGGCACCTATATCCTCAAGGACAGGTATGGTCAATCAATAATGGCAACAATGGAAGATTTGGTACGCCTCTCCGATATGTTCGATACCGACTGGGTATTGAGTGCAGGTACTGACTACGGGGACCCTTATGCCGTACGTGGATTGGCGAGAACGATCTCTTTAGTTATTGCGAAAGGGCTACCAGGTAGTCGCTCTTACCCTATGGCACAACTTATAACACCTGAGACAGCTCCTAAGTACCTCTATGTTATGCTCCTTATACAGGATGTGGAGAAGCACTCAGGCGATGTGGTGAAGGGATTGTATGAGGCAGCACATGATGAATTTGGGGGATTAGATGTGATGTGTTCTGAGCGATATGGTGCATGGGATATGGAGAAATGGTGTGAGGAGCGTGACATTGAGTTCCAACCCATCTTTCCTACCTATGATAGACAGCGGGACGCCTTCAAACAGGTATTAGAAGCTACCAGAGAGGGACGTTTCAAATGCCCAGACTTAGCGGTAGCTGGGAGCAAGAAAGAAGATATTCGAGATGAGGAGATGGGAGCCTTTGACCATGATTCTGATAAACGATGGTTTGGGAGTATTGAAAAATTCGAAAAATATGGTATTCAGGATGACTTTATGTTTGCTCTTGGATGGGCATTTTACGGGGCAAGGTTGAAAGGCATTGATGATTTTCGTATTCGTAAGGCGATCTCTAACTTTGGTATGTTTGTGCCAAACACAGCAGCATTGTTAGGAAATTATAATTAATAGGTCATTTTTTATTTGACAAATAATCCTAACCTTGATATGAGTTTAATCTAAAGGCTTTTTATATTAAAAGGGAGTCGGAAAAAGATGTCAGAAACAACGATGATGGATCATGATACTATAGTAGCTGAGTTAGAGAAGATACCGGATGAAGTACTCCGCCAAATCTCCTTCTCAACATCTTGGCAATATAGTGAGTATGGTGAGGAAAGCAGGTATCAAGATTCCGATGGGTTTCCGATAGTAGGGGGAGGACCTAAAGATGACACCTCACTTTCCAGAGAGCAGCTCCAGCAAGAGTGCTTTGTTAAGTTTCACCGTAATCCTCATGTCAACACATCAATTAGAGGGTTAGTCGGAAGGCTAACAGGCTTAGGCTTTGAGACCACTTCTGAGATTTGGGATATCCAAGAAGTTATAGAGGAGATTGAAGAGGACCCTAGGAACAGACTCTACAACTTCTGGCCTAAGTTCGTTGGTCGTCATCACATCGAAGGTGAGTTGTTTTTGTCGCTCACTTTACATGCTGATGGATTCGTGGAAGTCGATTTTATTGATCCAAGTGTGATAAACTTCGGTGGTGATGACAATACAGGCATCATTTACCATCCAAGTAAGTCTCACATGCCACTTTTTTACAACATAAAGTCAAATGGGACGGAAAAACACCAAATTCCTTCCATTTATGTCGCCAGATACCCCGAATTGGTAGCTTCGGTGCAAAATCATAAGGATTTTGACGTTAAAATGCAAGGAAGTAGCAAGGATCGGAAGCATATTTATCGACAATTCGGTGGTTTTAAGCGTTTTATCGTCAGTTGGGACCGAGGATTTATGTCCAGAAGGGCCATCTCATACCTCCGAACTATACTCGAATGGCTCAACCATTACGAAGATTTAAAGAAATATGAAATAGATCACAAGAAATCGAGTGGTGCCTATGTCTGGGTCTTCTCATTTGATGATATGAAAGCGTTTAGGCAGTGGTTAGCATTGTCCGATGATGAGAAAAGGAAGACGGCGGCAGGCGCAAAACTCACACCAGGTGGGAGATTAATACTTCCTCCAGGCATGTCTGTAGAAGCAAAAAACCCTAATTTGACCCAAATCAAGGATCAAGACACTGACATCATGCAGATGATCGCCTCAGGGCTAAATGAGCCCGAAGATATCCTTGTTGGGACTTCAAAAGCACCCTTTGCGAGTGTAAAAGCTTCCAGAGGGCCATTCTCAGATCGTAACTCCGACGAAATAGCTTATTTCAAACGATTCCTTAGGTTTGATTTTTGGGGGAATATCTTTTGGTTGAGGGGAAAAGTTACTGACTTCCCACTTACCTTCAAGCGCAATATAGCGATAGATTGGAAGAATAGAGAACCTGTATTTAAAAAGATACCACGTAGACCTGAGAAATTGATTGAAATCTCCTTCCCGATCAGCGATATGATTGACCTTGATTCAAGAACAAAAGCGTTGTTAGGTGTCAAACATGGTCCCATTAGTGAACAGCTTGGGATACCAAATCGTGAGGTTGCTGAACGCTTAGGCGTTGGTGGATATGGTAAAAAACGACTTGACAAGGCAACAGAGGACGAAACTTATCCCCAACTTGACTATGAGGCAGGGGTAGATAGTGAGAAGTCTCAGGAACTTCAACGTGGGGAACCAGGGAAGTCTAAACCTGCTCCAGCTAAAAAGAAACCTGTATTAAATAGACCAACAAAGAAAGATGGTGGCAAGTAAACTCTAACAAAAAGTGAGGAGAACAATGGCTGAGGAAAAAAAGTTAGCAAAAGGGGCATTTCGGTTTATCGATAAAGGTTGCCATGCCCATGTTGAATTTGTAGAAGGGGATGGTGAAGCACAGCCAAAATTGAATATGGTTGCTTACTCAGGTGGTGTCATCAAGGATCATTGGTATTGGGATGATCTTGCTATTGATCTTGATGGGATTCAATTTAGTGGAAGCAAATTCCCTGTTCTTGAAGATCACATGACCAGCCGAAAGATCGCGGTGATTGGGAAACCTGTCATTGAAGATGGGAAGTTGAAAGCGCCTGAAAATGCAAAGTTCCTTAGCACAGAAGCCAGTCAAGAGTTTTTGAAATTATCCCAAGAGGGGTTTCCCTATCAATCAAGCATTTATGCGAAGCCGTCAAATGTTGAGCGTTTGGAGGATGGAGCAACGGCGAAAGTGAATGGATTCACGATGAAGGGGCCTGCTTCCATTTG